CCGCCTGCGCTACCGTCACGGTGGCAGGTGTTACGGCGGACAGCCGGATTGCCGTAAGTGACCGCACGAGAGCGACGGACGCGGTGCGGATGGTAGCCGCACTGGAACCCGGAGCCGGGGCGGTTAAGTTTTATGCGAACAGTGCGCCGACGAGCGCGGTGGTGTTTGTTTTGGAGGTGAGCCAATGAGTGGAGCAGCGAATAATCCGTACGCGGTGTGGAACATGATCGTGCAAAATATGGCCGCTCTATGCCCGTACAGGATCGGCGATTACTTGCAGACAGAGAACCCCACGAACCCTGCCCTCAGCTGGCCCGGCACAAGCTGGGTGCAGGTGCAGGACCGCATGCTGATGGGGGCCAGCGATACCTACCCCGTGGGCAGCGAGGGCGGCGAAGCACAGCATACGCTCACTGTGTCAGAGATTCCGCCCCATCAGCATCAGCTCCACGGATGGGCGATCCAAATCGCATCCGGCTCATTAACGCAATATGCACCAACTCACCCCTACGACAAGTACGACAACACACAACTTACGACCCGTCAAGCGGGTGGAGGTAAGCCCCACAACAACCTGCCCCCTTACCGTTCGGTGCATATCTGGCGTCGGACAGCTTGATCCCCGAGATGGGGTGCGTGGCATGATCTGCGCAAACCCCGACAGTCAGGTATCGGCGGCGATGCGAACCATTATGGAGCTTCCGATTCTCATGGCGTTCGCCCTGCTTTCTGCATCGATTAAGGAGTTGATATTATGAGATTATCCGACGGCGAGGTGCTGCTGCACTGCCCGGCTTTGCAGGATGACGTTAATAAAATTTATAGTCTCTGCAAGGAACTTGGTCTTGTGGAGAAGAATCTCTATAAAACCGAGGAGGTGGAATAAGGTGCACGTTATTAAACTTGATGGCTACAATGCCACCACAGAGAATGGTGAAAAGCTGGAACTCGGTACATTTGACAGCTTTGGAGAGGAACAACTTCAAATTGTTAAAGCGCCGGACTGGGCAAATTTAAGCGTAATAGCGACATTCAATCCCCCTAACAGGAAGCCTGTTCAAGCTGTTGTTGATTCCGTTACTGGCGTTATTAAAGTTCCAAAGGAAGCTACGGCTGGCTGGTACGGCGTTGGAACGATTGTATTTGTAGGTCTTGCAGACGGCGTACAGCGCATTTCTTCCGATGTTGAATACATTGTGAGGAGACACTCAAATGCAAGCGGTACAGAGCCAGCAGAGCCTACGCCCGACCTGCTGCAACAGGTTTTGACTCTAAGTGAGAACGCACAGATCGCCGCCAAGAACGCGGAGGGCGTCGCCAACAGCGTGAGGGAGGACGCCGACAACGGGAAGTTTATCGGCCCAGTCGGCCCGCAGGGGCCTGTTGGGCCGCAAGGCGCGCAGGGTATCCAGGGCGAGAAGGGCGACACCGGAGAGCGCGGCCCCCAAGGTGAGCAGGGCGTTCAGGGTGTACAAGGCGAGAAGGGCGATACCGGCGTGCAGGGTCCTGCCGGCGAAACTGGCCCGGTTGGCCCCAAGGGTGATACTGGCCCGCAGGGTGAGCGCGGTGAGCAGGGGCCGCAGGGAGAGGTTGGCCCGGAGGGGCCTGCCGGAAAGGACGGCGTACAGATTGATGATGCGGCGGTGAGCGAGGACGCGCCGTGGAGCAGCAAGCACATCATTGATATGCTTTGCCCGCCGCTGGAAGAAAGCGGCGACCCTGTTGTGTGTTACCCCGTGGCGGGATATGCGCTGGGCTGCAAGGTGAATTGGGAGCCGACGCAGGAGGGAAGCGGAACACCCAGCCCCGAAAACATCCGTCCCATCAAGGGACGTGACAGCGTGAGGGTTGAACGGTGTGGGGAGAATTTGATAAAGTATCCCACAATTAGCAACAAACAAGGAATTGAGCTTAGTGTGGATGACAATAAATTAACTATAAAAGGAACGTGCTCAACTCCTGTGGGTTTTACCTCCGATAATACATATTTGCCAGATGACACATACACACTATCATCCGATGTGTTAATTCCTAAAGGTGCATATATATCTGCATATACCACTATTGAAAAGTTGCTTTTGAACTACAATAGAAGGAAGATGACTGGGAAGGTATCTGGCAATACACACATGCTTATTTACTTAGGAGCAGGTACATACAATTTTACGGTGCAAGTATCATTAGTCTCTGGCTCTACCGCTCCCACCACTTACACACCATACATCGGGCAGACCAACACCCTGACCCTGCCTGAAACCGTGTATGGCGGTGAGGTGGACGCGGTGACGGGAGAGGGACAGGAGACATGGCAGATTTTAAACAATCCCAGCAGCTATGACTATTATGAGGGCGCACCTGAAGGAGGATGGTCACAATCAGAAGATGCCGTTGCATGGTATCTGGATAATCCAACATTATTTCCATACAAGACGAAGGTTTTGTCAAACATTTTTCACTTTACTTTGGACGTTGTTCATACAGCAGAACCATACCTGATAGGGTCAGACAATCATTTTATTGCTTTTCGGCTTCCAAGAAGTGTTGCTGCCACTGGAAATGATGTTAAAAATTGGCTAGCGTCCAACGATGTTGAAATTGCTTTTGAGACTATCACCCAAACGCCCTTCACTGCGACAGGCGCACAGTCCATCCCTGCGCTTGCAGGAGTAAACACTGTGCTTACCGATGCCGACAGCGTGACTGTGACTGGACGCGCAGACCCCATTAAGCGGATTACCGATTTGGAAGATGCAGTAGCATCTCAAACATGAAAGGAGAAATCACAATGGCTATCAAGAGCAAAGCGCGGCACGATTTGACCCTGCGCAGTATCAAGCGGGAAATCGGCGCGGGGCGGGACGTTGCGTTCTGGCTGGACAAGGCATACACGCACTACGACAACGGCCTGCTGGATGAGGCGGACATTGCCGAGGTGGAGACGCTGGCGCAGGCGTATTATGATGCGGTGGATGCGAGAAAGAGCGCAGACAAGGTTACGGAGACGCCGGATGCGCCGGAGGTTGACGGCGCTGAAAATACCACCGACGAAGAAAACGACACCAACGAAAAGGAGAGTGAAACCAATGAAGGATGAAATGATCCTGTCGCCCGAAATGGACGAAGAACTGTACAACGGAAAAGGAGAAGACGAGAATGAGTGATTCTGCACTGGCTGTTTACACAGCCATCAGCCCAAACTGCAACCGGCCCCGGAGCCAGCCCATCAGCAAGATTACCGTTCATCACATGGCTGGCAACATGACGCTTGAATCTTTCGGCGCTCTTGTCAGTAGACCCTCACGCCAGATGAGCGCAAACTACGCCATTGAATCCAGCGGGCGTATCGGGCTGTTCTGCCACGAGGCTGACAGGTCATGGTGCAGTTCCAGCCCGTGGAACGACCACCGGGCTATTACGATTGAGGTGGCGAACGACAGCGGCGCACCGGACTGGCACGTCAGCGACAAGGCGTATGCCGCCCTGCTCGACCTCTGCACCGACATTTGTCGCCGCAACGGCATCAAGGAGCTGACCTACACCGGCGACAAGAACGGTTCGCTCACGATGCACTGCTTCTACGCGGCTACCGCCTGCCCCGGGCCGTACCTGAAACGCAAGTTCCCGGACATTGCGGCACAAGTCACGAAGCGCCTGAAGGGCGACGTGGCCGACGCCGCGCCCGCCAAGACGCAGGAGCAGACGTTCATTGACGTCATGGCCGAGAAGTGCCAGAGCCGCTGCCTGAACGCGCATCTTCTGCCGTCGCTGTGCATTGCGCAGGCGTGCCTTGAAAGCGCCTACGGCACGAGCGAGCTTGCAGTACAGGCAAACAACCTGTTCGGCATCAAGGCCAGCAATTGGAGCGGCAGAGTGTACAACAAGGCCACGAAGGAGTGGGACGGCAGCAAGTACATCACCATCACGGCGGGCTTCCGCGCCTACGATACGATGGTCGCCTGTGTAGAGGACTACATCAAGAAGCTGACGACCATGCCGCGCTATTCCAATTTGGTCGGCTGTACAGACATCAACAAGGCGTGCGAGTACATCCGGGCTGATGGCTGGGCAACCAGCCCGACCTACACGTCGAGCTTGCTGGCGGTCGTGAAGCAGTTCAATCTGACGCGGTACGATGCCGCCATCAAAGAGGACAAGCCCGCCGCGCCGACGCATCAGGAGGTCTGGCTTGACCATGTTGTGCTGCCGAACGCTGCGGCGATGGAGTTCTACCTCGTCGCCAAGAAGTACGGGCTGGACAACGACAAGGCGTATCACGCCAAATTTGTGGAGGGCTGACCGTGCCGGAGTGGATAGCAAAATACTGGATTCAATGGGCTTTCGGCATCATCACCGGCGCACTGGGGCTGGCGTACAAGCGCCTCTCGGCTAAGGTCAAGAAGCACGAGGAAGAACGCCAAGCCAAGGCCAAGGCCCAAGAAGCGGAAATGGCGGCCATCAAGGAAGGCTTGCTGGCAATCCTGCACGACCGCCTGTACCAGGCCTGCACCTATTACATTACGCTGGGGTACATCGACACCGTGGGCCTCAAAAACATCGAGTACATCTACAAGGCATACCACACCCTGGGCGGCAACGGTACAGGCACCGAACTGTACAACCGCGCCAAGGCTCTGCCCCTGAAGGAGGACTGACCCATGAACGACTTTTGGAAGAATCTGGCGGCGCTCATCAAGGTGAAAACCATTGTGACGCTTGTGGTTGTTGCGGTTTTCGCAATTCTGGCACTGCGGGGCGGCCTGCAGCCGGACACAGTGATGACGATTGTCACCATGGTGGTGGCGTTCTACTTCGGCACGCAGACCGAAGGGAAAAGCAACGGTAAATAAGTAAGCGGCAGGCTGCTCAATG